CGCCATGTCCACCGCCCCCGCATCCGAGCCGGTGACGGCGAAGTGCGAGGTGTGCAATGGCGACCGCTACGTGCCGCGCATGGTTGACGCATGGGAGGAAAAGATGGTGCCTTGCCCTGACTGCACCGGCACCGCTCCCACCAAGGCCGAGCCGGTGACGGAGCAGCCCGCAGGCGCAGGGGCGGGGAGCGATGATGCTTGGACGATGACGCTCAACACGCTGCTGTACAGCTACCGGCATTGCGGCCACTCGGCAATGGAGCGTGTCAAGGCCCGGTTCATCGTCCACATCGACGCCACCATCAAGGCCCGCGAGGAAGCGGCACGGCAGGAGGGGCGGGCAGCGGCGATGCTGGTTGTGGCTGAGAAGGCTGCGCGCGCGAACCCCGGAAAGCTGCTGAATGCTATCAGCGCCGCTCAAGCGGGTCTGCCAGATTGTGGGCACGGGCACGTGCACAAGCGCACTGACGGCGTAAAAGCGCGCTGCGGCGGACCTGGGATGTGCAGGCTGTGCGCGCATGATGCAGCCGCCCTTGCCCAGCGAGGTGGCGAATGAGCGCCAAGACCTACCTCGACAGGTGGACATGTCCGAAGGGCCACGCCAACAGCACCATCCGCCGAGTCGCCAGCGCGGGCCGCAAAGTCAGCACGACTTGCACGCACCGCGACTGCCAGTGGAAGAAATATCCGGTCATCGCTGGGCCAGTGAAGGAGTCCGCATGAGCACCAATGACCAGATGCCGCCGCTGCCGGAAGCGGACCATGTAATCCATGTTACCGATAGCGAAACGATGGATTGCTTTCGCTCCGACCAGATGCACGCCTACGCCCGCACCTACGCCGCCGACCTTCGCGCTCGCGTAGTGGAGCTGGAGGAAAAGCTGGCGCAGTCCGAGGCCCGCAACAGCACGCTTTCCGCAACGGTCGATGTCTCCACACGGACGCTTGAACTCTGCGCGAAGACTGATCGCACTCTCGCCGCCCGCCGCTCTCCTGGTGGAGAAGGGGCAGAGGCGGTGGGCCGCTGCGTCGGCTGCCAGGCCGAGCAGGGCGCGCCGCACGCGAGCGGGTGTAAATTCGCGCCGTACGTATAGCTGCACAAACTTTAAGCACCAGCGGTCCCCATGCTACGCTATTTGACCATTCCCAAGTTCTCGGCCGAATCGGGCTACACCGAGGACGCGATCCGCACGAAGATCCGAGACGGGATCTGGGCGGAGGGGGTGGTGTGGATCAAGGCGCCGGACGGGCGCAATCTGATAGACGTGAAGGGGTATGAAGCATGGGTCGAGACGGGCGAGGGGTTAAAGGTGCATCGGAAACCAGCATCGAAATCTCTTTCATGTACCAGGGCAAGCGCTGTCGGGAGCGCATCCCGCTCAAGCCCACTCCCGCTAACCTGAAGCGGGCCGAGCAGCACCGCGCAGCCATCCTGGTCGCCATCGCCAACGGCACGTTCGACTACGCGACCACCTTCCCCAATTCCAAGCAGGCCGCCACCTTCGCGCGCGTGCCCGGCGACGTCGAGTCCGTGGCCGCCTATCTCGACAAGTGGCTGGACTCCAAGAAGAAGCAGCTGAAGGCCAGCACGTACGCCAGCTACAGGAAGATCGTCATCGGCTACCTTGATCCGTGGTTCGGCACAATGAAGCTGTCCGGCCTGAAGCGCCGGGACGTGCGTGCCAAGCTCGAACAGCTGGAAGCCACAAACAAGACCCTGGCCAACATCCAGAGCGTGCTGCGCGCCGCTATGACGGACGCAGAGGAGGATGAGCTGATCGACGCCAACCCGCTGACCGGCTGGACGTACGCCAAGCAGGAGGCGCCGAAGGAAACCGACGACATCGACCCGTTCAGCCGGGATGAGCAGCAAGCCATCCTGACCGCGCTGGAAGGGCAGGGCCGCAACTTGGTGCAGTTCGCATTCTGGACCGGGCTACGCACGTCCGAGCTGGTGGCTCTGAACTGGGCCGACGTCGACTGGATCCGCGGGGTCGTGCGGGTGCAGCGCGCGCAGACCCAGCATGCCGAGGAAGCCGAGACGACGAAGACCGCCGCGGGCAAGCGCGACGTGAAGCTGCTGCAGGGGGCCATGGATGCGCTGGTCGCCCAGAAGGCGCACACCTATCTGCGCGGGCAGGAGGTGTTCCAGAACCCGCAGACCGGCGAGCGGTGGGCAGGTGACCAGCCGATCCGGAAGACCCTGTGGACCTGGGCCCTTAAAAAGGCCGGGGTGCGCTACCGCTACCCGTACCAGACCCGGCACACCTACGCCAGCATGATGCTGTCGGCGGGTGAGCATCCAATGTGGGTGGCCGGGCAGATGGGGCACCGGGATTGGACCATGATCGCGCGCCGGTACGGCCGTTGGATGCCCGACGCCGACAAGCAGGCCGGCAGCCGGGCGGAAGCGGTCTACGGCGCGGGCGCCCCAAATGAAAACAGCCGCAAAAGCGGCTGATCCATGCTGTCATTTTGTTGGCATTCCGTAGCCTAAACAGCCCCAAAATACCCCAAATTTTCGACAGCCTGAAAATCTAAGTGACTGATTTTCAGAGGTTTTATGGTGGAGGCGGCGGGAATTGAACCTACGGAATTTGAGCGCCCATGCGGGTTTCGGCGGCTTGGTTGGCAAAAAGCTGTCATTCCGGCGCGGGGAGCCTTTGGCAATCGAACGCCGGTTTGATGGCGTTCTACCGCCGGTTCAATCCTCGTCCCTATCCATGTTTCCGAAGAGGCGCTTCGGCTCGGGCGGCGCCCCGGCTCGGCCTTCCTCGCGCACGACCGGTTCCACGCTGGTCTCGCGCAGCAGCTCGTTTCGTCCCTCAGTGGAATCCGTCACCAAGTGCTGGCGCACCCGGCGCGCGAACTGGCGCAGGCGGTGCACCTCCCACAGCAGTGCCACGACATCAGAATTGCCGGGGTTTCGTTCGCGGATGGCGGCAAGCTGGTCTTTCGTGAGCGGTGGTGGTTGGCGCTTTGGCATCGCGTCAGTATAGCGCTCGGTTGATCCTGGTCAGGCAACGCGGCGGCGGCGCGGGCATGCTGGCGGCGGAGGTGGCCCATGGAGCACCCAGAGAAGCGGCAGGACCGCGAAACCGCGGCGGTGTTGTGGGAAGGGGAGAGGATGCGCCGGGCGTTCGGCGCGGAGGCGGCGCGCACGTTCCTCGAGCGGAGGGCCGTGCGGCCGGATCTGGTGGAGAGGGTTATTGCTGGGCGGGTGGTGCAGCGCTGATCGCGTCGGCTGCAGCCTTCACCGCGTCGTAGGAGCGGACGCAGGCGTCAAGCCGGTCAATGGCTTCGTTCCGCGTAGATCGGAGCCATTCAAGATTTGCTGCAACTGTTCCGTCGAGATCCGCGAGAGCGGCGGCTGGGTGATCCACGGTTCCAGCGGGTCCACCTTCAATCGATCGGACTGGATCAGAACCTGCCTGGTCGGCTGCTCGGACAAGGACTTGCAGCCGCTGACGGCCAACAGCAAGGTCAGATTGAAGGCGAGCAGAATCAGCTTTTTCATGGTCAAGCTCCTGTTGGATAGCGATGAGTCTGGCGCGCGCGACGGCAAGATCCGCCTGCGCGGCGGCCACCAGACGATTGAGACGATTGCGCTCGTCTTGCGCGGCGCGGGACAGCTCCGCGTCCTCTGCTGCGTGGCGTGCGTCGGAGAGCGATTCCCCGTGGTGGATCAAGTGAACGCTGTAGGCGTAGAAAGCACCGACTGTGGTGGCGGCCAGCAGCGCGGCGAGCACCCAGCGAGGCGGGATGAGGCTGAACGGGTTCATCCTTGCGGCCCCTTCCACCCGAGAAGGCGCAGAAAGGCCATCAGAACGACCCAGGCGCAGCGTTTGATGGCGGTCAGCATCCCAGCACCTCCTTGGCGGTCACGTACAGCTTCTGCCGCTCGGCCAGCCCGTTGGTGCCGCCGTTGATGATCTTCGTGATGCGCACGAAGTCGCCAGCGTCGGCCAGCCGGTTGAGCCCATGCTCGCGCCAGAACCAGGCGGCCGAGCGGCAAGCGTTCCCGGCTTGCTCCAATAGCTCCGGCTGCGCGATCAGGTCGAGATGCAAACCTTGGCCGCACAGCTCGTAGTTGTGGCGGCCGGTGATCTGGATGAGGCCGCGGCCCCGGAAGCGGGGGCCGTCACCCGGGCGGACGTTGCCGAGGTCTTGGCGGCCCTCGTAGGCCTGCCCGCTGGCGATCTCGCGCACGTAAGCGAGCTGGCCGGACTCGTGGCCCACTTGGGCGAGGAATGCGGCCTGCTGAAGCGGCGTGGAGATGCCGAATTCGCGCATGGCGTCATCCAGCGGGGGCGCGAACAGGGCCACGCGCTTGCGCCCGGCAAAGGGCATGATGCGAAGCAGCTGTTCCGCGTTCACAGTGCCCCCTTGCCTTCCTTGACCACCTCAACGATGTCCGCGTCGCGGCGCTTGTTGATGTAGTTGAAGGCCCAGCGGACGACTGCCCAGGCTGGCAGGCCGCACGTGAACGCCAGGGCCAGCATCGCCATCATGCCGAACGGGTCTTGCACCCAGTGCTGGATGCCGAGGTACCGCACGAGCGCCGAGCCGCCGCCGATGGAGCCGACGAGCGTACAGGCCAGCGCCACGCGCCATTCCGTCTCGTCCTTGGGTTTGGTCAGGGCCATGACCACGAAGGCCGCGAGGCCCGCGCCCAGCGCCCCGAGCGTGGCCAGGCCGCCGATGATCTTCCAGCCTGCTACGCCAGCCGCTGCGCCCGAAATAGGTTCGCTCATTGTGTTTGCCTTCATGGTGGGGATTGCGTTTACCTGCGGGGATTGGGCAGGGCGTTGGTCATGCAGCGCACGCATGGCGCGCGGCCGGGGATGCCGGCGAGAGGTTGAACTTCATGAGTGCGACTCCTTACAAAGAAAAACCCGCCGGAGCGGGTTGGTTGGGGGAAAGCTTGAAGTAGTTGCAGAGCTCGAGGTCGACCGGCCGCACCCGCGTTCGCGCCACCGGGTCGAGCATCCAGGTGCCGCCGGCGCCGATGGCCGCGAACACCAGTTCCGAGCACCACCAGCGGGACGTGTCGGCCCAGTCGGTCGAGTACAGCAGCGGGATGCCCAGAGCGCCCAAGTAGTCGTATTTGGCGCCAACCTGCTGACTTAGGAACTCGATGACCGCGCCCACGTCCTGCACCGGCACGATCATGTCGCGGAAGCTGACCACGCCCGACATCGCCTGCGACAGCAGCGCCTCGCGCACGCCGTGCTGCATCGTGGCTTCGAACACCCGACCGCGCACGATGATCATGCAGTGCGACCAGTCGCGCGAGCCTCCCAGGCGCGCCACAGCCAGGCTGCCGACGTTCCACGGCCAGCGGCTGGTGAACCGGATGCAGACGGTGCCGGCGGCCATGATCAGGCCTTCGGGATCTCGTGCGGCTGCACGGGGGCGTCCAGAATCTCGAGCGCGCGGCCGGCACCGAGGATGCCCCCAGCCTCCAGCGCGGTCACGCCGGCCCGCGTATCCTCGCGGTCCAGGTCGATGTACGTGGCCGCGGCTGCGTCAGCCTGGCTTGCGCGGATCGCGGCGGACTTCTGGCGGTCAGCCATCGGCGCGGCCGGGTTGTCGGCGGCGGCCAGCTCGATCGCCACCTTCTCCGCCTGCGTGAAGCGGTTGCGGAAAGCCAGCACCGTGATGTGGCGCGCGACCGGGGCCGGGGGCTCGGGCGGCGGGTTGGTGAAGTCGCCCGTGTCGGGGTCATAGGTCGACCCGATCACCGAGTCCTTCGGGTCCACGAACGGGTAGCCGAACCCGGCCACCTCGGCGTAGTTGATCACCACGTTCTGGTCGTTCAGTTGTGCTGCTCGCATGTGTGCTCCAGAAAAAGGAAGGCCACCGCGCGGGTGGCCTATAATTGTTGAGATACAAATAACCTCGGAGACGGTGATGAGCGCCTATCTGACTTACAAGATCGTGAAGGGCTGCATCATTGTGGCTGTTGCTGGCGCGATCGCGTTCTGGCGGGGATTAACTGGCCGCGACGGCGATCACTGAGTTCCTACGACTGGAGCCGTTCGGAGCAGCAGCTGAAGCTCTGGAGACATTGGGCCAATGCGAGCCGGGTCCAAAACCATCTGCTTCGCCTTCTGGCTCTTCAACACCGCATCCAGTGCGCGCCCGGCCGCGATAGTTCCGCCGAGGGTCGGCAGCCCAGCCGAGGCGGTGACACCGGTACCGATGGCTGCCCGCTGCCACGCTCCGTGATTACCTTCCCGTGACTTCAAGAACTGGGCCGCTATGTCCGCCAGCTCCTGCAAGTCCTTGTTGCCGATGTTCTTCATGTTCGCCAGGCGGCCGATGCTGATGTCACCTTCAGCGCCATTTTGCGCCAGCCCTTCCAGGCTCAGCATGTTCCCGTACTGCTGGCGGGTCTGTGCAAAGGCCTGCGCTTCCTCAGGGCTGAGCGAGCGATCCAGGGCGCCCATCAGGCTTTTTTTGAGCTGGGTGGCGTAGTAGGCCTCCGGCGTGCTGCGCTTGCCGATGCGGTCCAGCACACGCTTGATGTTGTACGCGGCCTGGCCATCTATTTCGCCGGTGGCTCCAGCGTTCAGGATTTCGTCGATCTGCCGCTTGATGACGCCGGCCTGCTCGGTGGGCAGCTCGCGCAGGGCCATCGCTTCATGCTCGCCCAGGTCGCTCAGGAACTGCTGATCGATGCGTACCTTGTTCGAGCTGAGCACCTGGTCGAACTTCTGGCCGAGGTCGCCACCTGCTTGCCGAAGGGCCATTGTCACATTGTCCGAGTCCTGACCGAACGTGCGGCTGAGAGCGCGATTGAGCTGGGTCTGCATGTTATGTTCGGTCGCGGCCCGACCGCTGAACGGAACGTAGTTCAGGCTCGAGGCCAGTGCATTGAGCGGCTTGCTGTTGGTGATCCGGTCGACCGGCACGTTGATCCCAAGTTCTTCCGCTCGCTGCGCCAGCGCCTTAACCTGATCAGACACGTTCCCGCGGAGCGCGCGACCAGTCGCCCCCAGTGCAGCTGTGACACCTTTCGCAGCCACTGGCACAGCCGCTCCAATCACGCCCCCGGCTGCAGCCTCTTTCGGGTCCACCATGCCAGCCGAGACGGTGCCGTTGACGGCACCGCCCAGCGCGCGCACGCCCAGGCCCGGCAAGCCGGTGAGTCCGCCTGCGCGGAGGCCGCCCGAGGCGATGGCTTCCAGCGCTGCGGCACCGGCCGGGGAGGCCGAGAGGGCTGGCAGAGCAGCTGCGGCGCCGCGCGCCACCAGCCCGCCCGCGCCGGCGGTTCCTGCGATTTCGCCTGCCACCTTCCCTCCGCGATAAAGCAGGCTGTCCGTCTGCGCGCCAAGGTTACGCAGGCCGTCATCGATGGCCGCGCGGCGTTCCTCGTTCCGCGACAGCTTCTGCTTGCCTGTGATGAGGGATGCCACATCGGGTCCGCGGTCGCCGGCGATGATGTCGGAGAGCTTGTCAGCGGGCCACAGCAGGGTAGCGCCTATGCTACCAGCGCCGCGGAGGCCCCCCGCCAGGAGGTTGCCGGCACCTTGCAGTGCACTGCCGATGAGGCTTATGTGTCTCTCAGCTGCGTTCGGTGCTGAAGCGGCCGGCGCAGCAGCGGGCATCGTTTTGATGTACGAGGCCAGCTTGCGAGCCCCCTCCACGTCGCCAGAGGCATCTGCGTTGCGCAGTGCTGTGTACAGCTCTTCGCGGGTGGGCATCACTTACCTCCGTGTTTTTGAAGCAGAGCGGCGATGTCATCTGGAACGCCTAGTACGCCAGCTGCTGGCTGGTTCGCAAGCACGCCGGCCGCGAGGTTGGCGCCCGGCCCAGCGCGAACCTTCAGTGACTCGATGTAGAGGGGGATGGCTGCATACTTCTGTTTGGTCACTTCCGGCGCCTCCCCAAACTGCGGCGTGAGCTCCGCAACTTTCTGTGCGGCTTCGTCGCGGTTGACGCCCGCGCCCGTTGCCGCGCGCAGCAGGGCTTCGCTGAGAGAGGACGACGCCTGCATGAACTTCTGTCGATCTGCCGTGCGGAACGTATTTGCCAAGCCGCCGAGCCCAGGCACCGACGCCAGGGCATCATTGAAGCCTGGCCGGGCGGCGCCGGTCGGGTTGCCGTTCTTGTCGGCGCCCACCGCCATCATGTTCTTGAAAGCGTTCTCGGCCTGCACCAGCCATCCGGTCGCCTTGCCTTGATCCTCGGACATCTTCGGCACCCGGCTTGCGCCGCCGACAGGGAGCACTCGTCCGTTGGGATTCACCGCATCCGGGCGCGTCACCCATCCACCGAGTTCCGAATTCAGCACCGGCTGCTTGTCCTTCTCTTTTTCGTAGTTCAGCCGTGCCCACTGCACAGCGCTGGAAGATTCGGCATCAGGAGATACAGTGTTCTTGACGCTGGTCTTTACCTCGCCCGTGTACGGATCGATCATGTCCGTGGTGCCACCGGTGTTCCGCGCTTCCAGCTTGCGGGCCACCTCGTACGCCACCGGACTGCCGGAGCTCCCGTCCTCGAACAGGGGGACGTACTTGACCTGCCCGTCGACGTTCAGGGGCTGCCAGTCCTTCACTTTCTTCTGCGACATTTTGGCGAACTGCTGGGCGTATTCCAGTGCTTTGAGCGGCGACACCTGCCCCACGCCGCTGAGGAACCGCTGCTGATCGAACCCGCCCTTCATCTGCGGGATCATGGCCGCGTTGGCGATGGTGGGTCCGCCGGGTAGGCTGGCGGCCTGCTGCTCGGGCGTCTGCCACGCGTTGCGTGCCGCGTCCTCGATACTCCGGTCCACCTGGCGCTGGTGCGCGCGATCGGCCAGATCCGCCTCAGTCCCTTTGATCTGAAGGCCCAGCATCTGCGAGTGCAGCGCCCGCTGCGCCTGCTCGGCCTCGCGGTCCTGAGCGGAGTTCATGCCGGTCTGGAACGCCTGCAGACCACCGCCCAGCGCCTGACCGAGGCTGACCGGCATGCGGGAAGGGCCGCCGGCCTGCAGCAGCGCGGCGGCGGCGGCCAGCAGGCCTTGGTTCTGCGCTGGCGACATGCCGGTAAGTGCGTCGAAGAATCCCATGGTCGCTCCTTAGAAAACGTAGCTGCCGGACTGGCTGCCGAACAGATCGGCCAGCGAGCCCCAGTTCGTGCCGCCCGAGTTGCCAGACTTGCCGCCGCTGAGCGAGTTGTACAGGCCCAGCGCGCCGCCAGCCATGCCCAGCGCATTGGCCGCAGGGTTCGTGTAGAGCGGGTTCGATGTCGTGCTGCTGGCGTTCGCGCCGATGAACGGGGCCAGCGTGCTGGCAACCTTTTGAGCACGGGTTACGCCTGCATCTGTGGACCCCTGATCGAAGCCCTGCAGCTGGCCCAGCAGAGCCGACAGCGTGCCCGCGCCCGCCGTCTTCGCTGCGTTGTTCTGCTGGTTCGCCGCCAGCAGGTTCGACGAGTTGAGGGCGTCGGTGGACATCTTGGCGCCCAGGTTCGTCTTCGCGTAGTCCATGGTCGCGTTCTGGTTCGCGAACTGGGATGCCATGTCGTTGCTCGCGCTCGCCAGCCGGGCCTGCTGCTCCAGCTGCGCCTGCTGCGCGGCGGTGGCGTACTGCTGGCCGGACAGTCCCATGGTGGCGGACAGTGAGCGGTCTTGGCCCCGGTCGAACGCGCCCGCATACGCGCCAGTCGTGGCCGCGGTGTTGGCAAGGCCCAGCTGCTCGGCCGCATTGGTAGCCTGCTTGGTGAAATCGGACATGGCCAGGCCTTCAGCGATGCCCTGTCGCGAGCCCCCGTACATGCCCGACGCGATTGCGCCACCGCGGATGCCCGGCAGGATCTGGCGCTGCAGCGTGTCCGTCAGGTTGCCGATGTTCGTCTTGAACGCCTGGTTGCTCTGGTCGATCCCGGCCTGCAGCGACTGCTTGAGGTACGGGTTTTCCGCCGGGTTGCCGTTGACGAAGCGGTCAAACGCGCCGGACAGGTTCAGCGAATTCTGCGCCGGAGCGTTGATCTGCGCGGCGGTCACGTCGTGGCCGTGTGTCTGCGCGGCGCCGCCGGAGAGCTGCGGCGCGGGCAGTTGCGGTGCGGCGAGCGGGTTGTCGATCAGCGACTTGCCGGCCGCTCCTACGTGGCCCACGAGATCCGGCGCGGCGCCGGTAAGCCAGTTCGAGGACAGCTGGCCCAGCGCCTGGCTGCCGCTGCTCTGCGGGTTGTTCATGAAGCCCTGAAACTGGTTGAGCAGACCGTTGTCGCCGTTCTCCCCGAACAGCATCTTGCCGATACGCGGGTCTAGCTGCTGCTGCGTGGTCGTGGTCTGCGTGCCGGACTGCTCCGCGCCGCCACCACCAGCCAGGCCGCCCAGCGCGCCACCGAGGGCTGTACCCAGCGCGGTGCCGACGCCAGGAATGAAGCTGCCCGCCACGCCACCGATGACCGGCGCGAGTTTCGAAAACCATCCCATGTGTTTCTCCTTTATCCCAAAAATGCCCAGGTGCCGGTGCTCTTGAAGAGGTACGCGCCCTCTCCGCTGCCGGGGTTCCACTGCGTGCCGTCGGCATACCGGATATCGCCCCGCCGCGGCTTCGCCGGCGCCTTGTAGGTCGGGTCCAGATGGCCGGCCGCCAGCAGGGCGAACGTGGCCGCAATGCGCTCCTGCATCTCCTGCAGGTAGCGGCGCAGCGCCGGGTCCGTGATGTCGGCCGGGACCGGCGCCGGGTCGTAGTGGACGCTGGCAATCGATGTGACTCGCATCAGAATTCCCCCATCGGTTCGAGCTCGACGTCGTAGGAATCGAGCCGCCAGAGGTATGCCGTCCCGTCCGAGAACTTGATAGCGAAGTACCGGCCGGTGACCATGCAGTCCACCTTCACGCTCTGGCCGATCACGTGCGCCATCACGGCGGTGTAGTTCGGCGTCTCGTACGGGTCGAGCATGCCGGCCACCGAGATCGTCACGGTCTCGCCCACGTTGCCGGTCATGCGCGCGCGCACGCTCTTGAGGAGCTTGATGCTCTCGGGCGCGTCGTAAGACAGGCCCACGCGCTCCAGGAAGGACGTCGGCTTCACGCCGTCGAAGCTGGCCGAGGCGTCGAGCAGGTAGAGCTTCTGGCTGTTCGAGGCCATCAGCACGCGCGTGGTGGCGGGCGTGAAGCCGGGCCCGTTCCACAGCGTGAGGTCCGCGTTCCACGGGTCGCCGTCCGAGTCCCACGACTGGCTCAGCTGGTCGTCCACAGAGCCGAACGCCGCATGATGCACGTTCGGCATATCCCGGTAGGTGACCGTCTTGTTGCGGTAGTTGTAGACCAGAGCCTTGTTCGGGATGCTGTTGCCCACGGAGGCGTAGCAGACGAATACCTCGTTGAGGAACGGGTTCTGCACCACAAAGGCGCGGTCGGTCGCGCTGGCGTCCATGTCCTGAAACAGCGCCTGGCGGGCCACGTCATCGAGGACGGAGGTGGCCTGCTGGCCGTCGTGAATCACGATGTCGGAGCCGGTCAGCACGAAGTGCACGCCGTCCAGGTCAACCACGCAGTTCCGGTTCAGTGCGCCGGACATGCCCAGCACTTTCTGCGCGGCCATCACGAAGATGCCCCCGGTGTAGGTCAGGCGCCAGACCGAGTGCTCCTTGTAGATCATCAGGTAGTCGCGCAGCTGGAGGCCGTCAATGATCGGGTCGCCGCCCTCGGCGCAATCGAACTCGCCCGCGTCCTGCGTGGCGTCAGCCGGGTCCCAGGTCGCGGGTACGCCGCCGGGGTCGGCTGGGCTCGACCACTTCACCATGTAGGGGTAGTAGACGCCCCCCTTCGTCACGCCCAGCGCCACGAGGAAGTTCTTGAACGCCCGCAGCGACTTGCAGTAGGTGTTGGCGGGCCAGTTGTCCAGCTTGACCATGCGCTGCGCCGTGTCCAGGTTCCAGCGCTGCGGCGGATCGACCGTGTTCCCAGGGTTCAGAATCGGGATGCCGGACAGCACCGTGGACGTCCACTGGTTCGGTACACCGGTATAGTCCACGTCCACGCCGGCCGTCTGCCGCGTCAGGTTCGTGTGTACCGGCAGGCCGCCGGTGATCGCGGTGGCGTAGACCTTGCTCGCGCCCGCATAGAGCCAGTAGCGCGCTGCGCCGACGTTGACCGGCACGACGTGGTAGGGAACCACCGGCAAATCCCCGTAGGCGCTGCCGTGGCCCAGGAACTGCTGCGCGTAGCCGCCGAGGAAGCGCACGTTGCGCGCGTCGGTCCAGACATTGCGCGGCAGCTCGTGCACGGACAGGTCTTTGACGACCCCTGCGGCGCCAGCGTTGGGAGTGCGAACGAGCATGCTTACCACCAGTACACGATGACTTCACCGCGCCCGCCATTGCCGCCGGTAGCCGTGCCAGGTGATGCCGCAGCGGCACCGCCGCCGCCGCCGCCAGGCAGACCACCATTGCCTCCGGTTGCTACCTTGGAAGCCGAGACCGTGGCCGCACCGCCGCCACCTTGGCCGTTGGTGTGCGTAGTCAGGCTGCCATCCGCTCCGTTGCCGCCGGTGACGTTCGCCGAGGAGCTGGTAGCGGCAGTGCCACCGCCACCGCCGAACTGGCTGTATGCGAGCGTGCCGCCTCCGTTTCCTGCGGTCGCTGTCCCGCTCGAATTAGCACCGCCGCCGCCGCCACCACCGCGAACGGCTGTGCCACCTGGCTGCCCAGAATTGCTGCCTGCACCGGAGCCACCGCCCCATTCGGAAGGCAAGCCCACGCCAACCGGACCAGGAGCACCGATGGAGCCGAAGGTATTTGTGGATCCGCTGCCGTACCGCGCGGTGCCACCGCCACTGCCGCCCGTGTTGGTCCCGTTATTGCCTGCCTGCCCGCCCAAGACTGTCAGGAAGCTGCCGAACGACGAATCACCGCCATTCGTGCCGTTGGCAGAGCCGCTGGTCGTGGTGCCGCCGACGCCTCCAGCGCCGATTACCACGGGCACGTTCGCCGTGAGCAGCCCAGCGGGGATCAGCATCCAGTCGCGTCCTCCTCCGCCGCCACCAACGCCCGATGCCGCCAGGGCGGCCCCGCCACCTGCGCCAGCACTTGCCACCTCGACCAAGTACATCGTGGCGCCGTCCTGCGGGGTGAAGGTGCCGCTGACAGTGAATCGTTGCGTCTTGGCGCCCGGCGGCAGAAGCCCCTGCGGGAATCCGTTGAGACCCGCGTTCATCAGAAGTCCCCGCCCATAGCCATGACGTTGAAGGTTTCCGCGTTGTGCGTCGAGGCGCGCAGCGAGTACCCGGCAGGGAGCATCAACGGCAGCCACGGTGCGTTGATGGGGTTCAAAACCGACGAGAAGGCGGCCACGGAGCCGGATGGCGTGATGGCGCTCACCGGGACTTCGCCAATCAGACGGATAACTGCAGATCCGGCGGGAGTGGTCGCGTAGTTGCCCACGGTGCTGGCGTTCATCGTCGGGGCCGTGCCCATCGCGTAGGTGAACGTGGTTGGGGTCAGCACAGTAACGGCCGTGTCTTGCACGTTGTATTCGCGCGGGAACGCGCCCTGCAGCGTCACCTTGGCGCCCGTGGACAGGCCGTGCGGCGTGGCCGTGGTGACGGTCGCGGTCGTGCCGCTAAACGAAATCGAGGTGATCACAGGACCGGGTATGCCATCGGTCACGAACAGGCGGACCATGCCCGCAGTCGTCACGCCCTGGGCTTCCACCGCAATGCGGTCCAGGCGCGTGCCGCTGGGGCCCGCGTTCAATACGAACCCGAGCGTGCCGGTTCCGTCGCGGTTCGTGTTCGCGGTGTTAATGACGGCGCTGCCGAAGCGGGGCGTGCTGGCGTATTGGGCGTTATTGGACATGTCAGATGACTCCTTGATTCATGAGAAGGAAATCGGGGGTGGGGTTGCCGCCCCACGAGGCCACCCCGTTGAGCGTTTGCAGGAACTGCGTGATAGCGCCGCCGGGCTGCGCGGGCAGGGCGGCGTTGAAGGCCAGCGCCTGGATTTGCTGCTGCGTCATGGCCGTGAGGCGAAATTCAGTCCCGTTGTAGACGGCGAGGTAGAGCTGACCGACAGCCAGGTCACCCGCTGCGAGCGGCGCGCCGGACACCGAGCGCAAGTCCTTGGGGCCGAGGCTCGAAATGTTGATCGTCACCGCCCCGGTGTTCGTCGCGATCGGCGAGAACAGGATCATCATGCGCGGCGAGTACGCCAGCGCGGGCGTGGCCGGGGTCAGGGTGTAGGCGTTGACCAGGCCGCCGTCGGTGCCGGTGCCGAAGATCAGGCCGGTGAAGCCGAAGAGGCAGTTCTTCAGCACGGTCTTGAGCAGGCGCAGGTGGTCGTCGCCTTGCGCCTTCGGATCGTTGCCCGGCGGGTTGGCCGGCACGAGGTCGGCCACGTAGAGTGCGGTTTCGAGGCTCATGGTCGTCCTATCGGGTGCGGGTGATGGTGTAGCCGCCGATCTTCTGGCCGGCCGGGGTGTCCTTCCAGACGGTCTCCACCGAGAACAGCACCTGGCCGGCGGACTGCACGGTGTAGTCCTGCGCGGCTTGGAACGCCTGGCAGTTGTCGGGGTGTTCCCATTCGGTCTTATCCGAGAGCGGCAGGGTCTGGCCTACCTGCATGGATGCGAAATCGATCATTCGGGGCTCCTCAACGGCAGCGGCCAATCAGGCCGGCCAGCTCGGTGCGCAGCGGCGCGGCGGCGCGTGCGCGGGATGCGTCGTGCGCGTTCAGGCGCAGCAGCGACTTGAATTTCGCGTCCCAGGCGGGCCAGCGCGCGTCGTCGCGCATGTACGGCGCGGCCTGCGCCAGCGCGCCCCACAGGTACATGGCCGGGTAGCGCTTGAACGTCGCGTGCGTCTGCACGGCGTCGGACAGGTAGATGGCCTGCTCATAGCGCAGTACGGCGGTGTAGTTCTGGTCGGCCAGCGCCTGCAGCGCCACGTTGGCGCCGTCGACAGCCCACAGACTCGGGCGCTGCTTGCAGGCGGTGTCCACGGCCATCTGCTCGGGCACGCAGTAGCTGACCTGTTGGCGCGGGTTCACGTCGGTGAGGTAGAGACCGATCGGCTGGCCGAAGTCGGCGGGCAGGGCGAACAGGCGCGCGCCAGCAGTGATCGCCAGCGAAGCCTCGACCTCCTGCGGGAAGACGTGGAGGCGAGCGTTGATCTCCTGCTCGGCCTCCTTGATGAAGTCCGGCACCAGCGCCGAGAGGTCCGTGCGGATCAGGCGCGTGGCCACCGCCGTCTTCAGGTCGGCGTAGGTGTCGTAGGCCATGGATCAGGCCTCGGGGTTCGGCGCGTCAGTGGCTGCCTCAGCCAAGCGCTGCATCCGCTCTTGATCTTCCGTCCAGTCGCGCCAGCCTTTCTTACGAGCAGCCTTCTCGGCTTCCGCGTCTTCGACCTGGGAGTACGCGCCGTCCTTGTACAGCGCCTTCGGGTATTCCTGGATTTCGTCCATCGTGTTCTCCAATGAAAAAGCCCCACCGGCTTGCGCTGGCGGGGCTGTCGGTTGGCCGTCTCCGATTACTCGGTGATGCGGCAGGCGTGGTCGTTGCGCACGGTGGCGAAGCCGTACAGCACGTCGATACGGGTGGACTCGGTATCGGTCTGGCCGTTACCGAAGGTCATCACGCGCACCGAGAAGCCGTTCACCGAGGCGGTGTAGCCCTCGCACGAGGCCAGGATCGGCAGCGGTGCGAACGCGGCCGTGAAGGCGTTCTTGTGGAACGCCAGGTGCTGGCGGTAGCCGGTCGAGGCCGAGCCGGTGATGGACGCCGAGGCGCCGTTGGCCGGCAGAGCCGAGACGGTACCGACGACCGAGGACGACGAGACCGACAGGGCCGGGTAGATGCTGATCGAGCCCGTGGCGCCGCCGGCGGTGAAGTCCGCAGTGACGACGAACTGGCGCAGCTTGCCATTCGAGACGCCCAGGATCGGGTGCACGGCGAACACGTTCGGGATCGTGAAGGTGGTGCCCTTCAGGATCGTCCAGCCGCCGGTCAGGCCGCCGATGTTCAGCGTGGAGCCGGTCTGGCCCGCACCGTTGATCGTGAAGCCGGTCGCGGTGCCGTTCACGAAGAACGGCAGCGACTGGTTCTCGAACATATCGAAGCCCTGGGCCTTGGTGATGTAGCCCTGCAGCATGGACTTGCTCACGGTGTCGCTCGGGTTCTGCTGGTTCTTGATCGAGTCCGCCAGTTCGTTGCTCGCGTCGGAGCTGAGCAGAACGGTGCGGTCATCTTCCGGCGCCATGAAGCGCTCCAGCACGCCGCGCGCCTGGCCGTAGGTCTTGAAGGTGTTCGGGACGGTGCCCGGTGCGCCCACGACGTTCGGCACGGACAGCACCGCGCGTTGGATCAGGTCCGACTGCACCACCGAGCCCAGCGAGTTGATGGCCGGCTTCAGGAAGCGGTCGCGGAACTCGGTGATCGACAGCGCCTTCTCCTTGGCGGTGAAGGTCAGCGGCACGTGCTTCTGGGTGGCCAGCTGCAGGCGAACCTTGGCTTCGGCCATGTCCGGAGCGCTGCCGCCGCCGGCGAAGTTCGTGCCGTCGAACACGGTCGGGACCGGCGGGATGCCGATGTCCACGAAGTCGCCCTTCTTGTATCCGTTGGGCGAGTCCTTGAACTCGCTCTCGCGGCCGCGGTTGATGTTGGAGAGGAAGTTCATTTCCTCGGACAGCATGGCCGCAGCTTCGCGGGCCAGCATTTGGTGGGTCAGGATGGTGTTTGCCATTTTTCAAGCTCCAGAAAAAGAAAACCCGCCTCATGGGCGGGTTGCGTTGCGGTGGTGTGGGATCAGCGTTTGCGCTGGCGCTCCTGGCGCTCGCGGTACCACTCCTGATCGCTCATCTTCGTGGGGTCTTTCCGCACGGTTGCGCGTGCGGCGCCCACTCGGGTGACCGGTGCAGGAGGAGGCGCGGGCGTTTTGGGCTTGGCGCTCTGCTTCTTCTCCAGCTGGTCGAACATCGCAGCCTTGTGCATGATCTTCAGGAAGGCCGGTTGCTCGATCAGAGTCCGGGCGACTTTCTCGTTCATGACAACGCCTTCGGCAACTGCGTACTGCTGCAGCTGCGCGCCGCGTTCGGCGGTCCAGCTTGGAATCTCACGCGTCACGTACGCCTCGGCTTCCTGGATCAGCTTGGCAGTTTCCTGCTGCTCAGCCAGACCGCGCTGCTGGTGCTTTTGCGCGAGGGACTGCTCCAGCTGCGTCTTTTCGGACATCAGCTGCTGCAGCTGGGCCTGGGCTTTGCCCGCGGCTGCTGCGTCGGTGTCGTAGGCTTCCGCCCAGTTCACCTTCTGGTACTGCGAAATCAGGTCGGAGACGTGGTGCAGCTTGGCGCGCTCCTCGAACTCCTGTTCGATCACCTGCTTGAGCTGCTTGGCCCGGTCGCGCTCGGACTCTGCTGCCTTGCGCACCTCGGCTACTTCCTGCGTCTTCTTGGTGTAGTCCGCGTGCATCAGCCGCTCGGCCTTCAGCTTCTCGGCCTTGGACTTGGGCAGCGCGAACTTCTCACCGTCGATTTCGATTTCTTCCTCCTCCTCGCCGGTTTGCTCTTGCGAGTCCGGATCGGTGGTGGTCGAGGTATCGTCTTCGACTTGCTGCTCACCAGCCTCTTGCGTGGTCTGGTCTTCGGTTTCGGAGTTCTGCGTTTCCACAGATTGTTCCTGGTCTGCCATGTGTAGCTCCTGTTGTGCCGCTCAGCGGCTGGTGGGTAAAACCCGTGGGCGCGCGCGGCGTCGCATGATCGCGAAGAGCTGCGGCACGATGCCCGAATTGGTGTAACCGGCTGAACCCCCGAAGGTGACCCCGCCGACAGGCTGATATCGCATGCTGCGCACTACCTGCGCGGCGCCGGAGAACACGATTCCCCCGGTCGGCGTCACGGTGCGCGACTGGTTGCTGCTGTTCTGCTGCACTGGCGCGGTCCCGGCCAGCAGCAGACCACCCTGCGGCGCGCGTACAGCCCCTCTGGACGACGAAGCCGAGCCGCCGAGTACCAAGCCGCCAGACGTAGCGCGCGAGGCGCTACGGGCTGTTGGCGCAGTTCCGCCCAAAGTCAGGCCGCCGGATGCTACGCGCGCGGTCGAACGGACCACCGCCGCCGCGCCACTGAAGCTGATACCGCCGGTCGGGGTGACGGTCAATGACTGAGGGCCACCCGCGCTCGCGGAAGGTAACACCAGGCGCTGGATCCTGAACAACTGCCAGGGGTTCGCCGCCAGCGCGGCATGTTCTGCTGCTGAAAGTGACCGATTCCAGAGGCAAATCAGTGGCGTGCACGCATCGTTGAACGCGCCAGCACCTGCGTGCATCAGCAGGTTGAAGTTCGGCGATGTCATGGACGGGTATGTCGTCCCGGACACCGTTGTTGTTACCGCTGCACCGTCCACGTACAGCTGACCGGCGCTGCTGGACGTGAGCGAGTAGCCATACACCGACGTTTTGCCGGTAATGACTCCTGGCGCCGTCAGTGCCACAGCCCCGTTGGTGGACATCGTCAACCGTCCTGCCGAAGCCGTGAAGGCGGCGTCCATGTTGGCGCCGAACGTGTACTGCCCGCCGCCCCCTGCTGGACGCTGCGAGAAGAATGGCTTGATGACGCTGCTCGCAGGCGGTGCCGAGATGACGAGTGCTGCGCTCGGGTTTGCCTTCAGCAGCGTTGCCGTGCCATCGGCGGTTGCGGCTGAAACCCGCTGGAGACCGATCCCCGAAGTAGACATCGAGCGCGTGTAGGGCGCAACCCCTTTGTACCCGGTGATCAGATCGACCGGGTAGGAACCGGTCATATCGAAGACTGCGGCCAGCCCTCGGGTGATTGGATTGCTCCAATCGATTGCCATTCCGCTCTGCGGTTGCAGGTACCGCATAGCTTAAATCCCTGTCAGTTCTTGGCCGTAAGCCTCCACGGTGATGCCGTTCGTTGCCCCGTTGGTGATCGTGATATTGGCGAACATGGCGCTCGGCGGAAGTTCGCACACGAAATCCATCGGGTAGTCGCCAGAAGTGGTGCTTGCGCTCGCCGTGTAGAACTTTCGCTTGGTCCCGGTAGATTCGCCCACGTAGAAAGTCACGGTCGGCGCGGTCGTCGGCGCGCTACCGGGCAATGACAGCTTTACCGCTGCCAGGCCACCGTAGGCCGTGCTCATGTTCCATTCGGTTGCGCTGACACTGCCAGCAGCGGCCAGCGATTGCGAGGCAAGCAGAGTCTTTGCGGTTTTCGATGCGGCCATTACTTCAGACTCCCATCAGGATTGAACAGCGCCTCTGCGACTTCCTGGGGCGTGTACGGGTAATCTTCCAGGCCGAGCGCTTGCAGGGCAGCCCCCTGGGCGACGGTCAGCAGTTCCGCGTTCACGAAGCCGTCGAGAGCGTCCTGGACCAGCTGCGACCCGATCTTCAGGCGGCCTTGGTCGAGCAGCATCTTCACGTAGCGGAAGTCCGGCGTTGCGTTGATCGCGTCCAGCAGCGCATTGCCCGTGGCTAGGCCCAGCACCTCCAGGATCGTGCCGTTGCCGATCTCGCGTGCGTTGCCACGCTTGCGGCCGGCAGACATGACCGCGGCGATGGCTTCGCAGTCCTTCTCGGCCACAGCAGCGGCACATGCCGGGTTGGTCAGGATGTCTTCGCGCAGGCCCATGATCAGTCCGCCGTGATGGTCGGGGTCAGCAGGATGTTGTCGCCGTTGGTCGCCGGGGTGAAGCTGGGGAAAGTCTCGGCGCAGAACAGGTCGCCCGCGGTGGCGCGAGTAACGCGGTAGCCGTAGATCGTCGGGTTGGTCGTCAGGGCGCCCGTGAATGTCCAGGTCTGCTGCGCGTAAGTGGCGGACGACGGGGCGCCGCCGGTCACGGTCCACGAAGAGCCGGTCATGGTCTTGCTTGCGTAGCCGCCGCCGGTGGCGATGGTGTACGTGGCCGCCGTGTCAGTCTCGGACGGCGTGATGTTGTTGGTGAAGAAATCGTACTTCAGATCTTGCGTGTTGCCGTTCTTGTTGACCACGTATTCCAGCGTGATCACCTCGCCAGTGTTCGGGACAAGGATCGTCATCACGCACCCCCATTGCTGTAGCCGAAGGCGGCCAGGCGGTCGGGATCACCGCGGCGCGATTCGGGGATTTCGAAGATGTAGGCGGTGCGCAGGCGGCCCAGCTCGCAGACCACCGTGGCCGGAACAGCCTGGTCGTTCGCGTCCAGGGTCATGCGCGTGCCGCCGTCGGGCTTTGCCAGCGTGACCACGGCCAAGCCGTCGACGCGGCAGCCGGTGAGGATGCCGACCCCTTCAGCGGTCATCACCCACATGCCGATGCGGCGGCTCGCGGCGTCCAGCGCAGGCTGGTTGACGAACTCGCGCGCAGGCGGCACGACGAGAGATTGCGGCGCGGCTGCGAGCTGCTCACCCGGCGCGATGCCGAGCATGTTCAAGATGCGCTTCATGATCACATTCCCGTGGAGACGTAGACATCGAGGGTCGCGGTGCCGGTTTCGGTCTTCGCGGCGAATTGGAGGGGGGTCACGCCGGACTGAATGCCCATCGTGATGTCGGAGTTGGCCAGCACGGCGGTGCAGCCGTTGCCCAGGCTTCCGGTGGGCAGCGCGGCGGCCTGCGCGCCCTCACCGACGGCGAAGAAGGCAGTGTTCGGGCCTTCGTTGACGACGCGGATTGTGGTGCCGACGCGCTCCAATGAAACGGAGGTGCCGCCCGAGCCGGTGGTCGCGCTCACGCGCTTACCCGGCGCCTGGGCGCTGAAAAGCTTGTCCATGGGGTTCCTTACTGAATCGGTTGCTGTGCGGCGCCGGGAGCGGGCGGCTCCATCGGCTGGGGTGCGGGCATCGGGGGCATCGGCGCGGCCGGGCCAGCACCTGGCAGCGGCGGCTCGGTGAACACCTGCTGCAGGGTCTGCATGATCAGTGCCTGCACCTGCTCGGGGCTCATGCCGGCTCCCACGGCCTTGATGCGATCGGTGTCGGCGCGGTGTGCCTCGATCATCAGCTTGCCGACGTCCAGCTGCTTGTCCGTGTCCTTGGCCTTCAGCTGCTCCTGTGCCTGCGCCAGCGCCTGCTGCAGGTGCTGAATGGCCTGGGCCATCTGCTCCATATGCTGCTGCGCCTGCTGAAGCTGCGGATTCTGGCCCTGCAGTGCCGGTGGCAGCAGAAGCTTCAGGCGCTCCGCGATCTCGTCCGCGCCCGGCCAGTCCAGATTCTTCGCCAGCAGGTCGCCCATGACCTGGCCAGCGCCGGGCACCGCGCGCATGAACTCGGTCATTTGCGCCGCGGCTTCCTCGCGCTTCGTGGTGTAGCTCGGTCCGCTCTCGCACGTCACGTCGTACTTGCCCGTGGTGAGGTCGTACACGTGCGCGATGCCCTCGGCCTGCTCGCCCATCTGCTTCGCGTGGTCCGGCAGCGGCTGCGTGGGCTGGTTCACCGGCACGTTCTGCGGGGTACCGTCCTCGCCGATGATCCGAAGAATCCGCGCGGTGGTGTACACCTTGGGAATCAGGTCGGCAAGGATGCGGCCGGCGTGACGAATGGCGCGCGAGGTGTTGTCCGCGAAGTTGAACGTGCTGACGTCGCCTTCGCGCTGGCGGGCCAGGATGGCGCGGCCGCTCGTCTCGTTCGACTTGGCGCCCAGAGATGCATCGTAGATACCGATGATCGACTTCATGTCATCTGAGGCGTTCAGCGCCTCCTGCAGAGCGCCAGCGGGCGGCCCGGCGAACGGTTGCCGCTGCGGCGGCGGTGCGGGTTGGCCGTTCACGTCCACCGTGTCGTATTCGAGGAACTGGTGGTTGTCAGTGTTCGCGCTGGCCCAGTTCGGGTCCGTCGAAAACTGACCGACCGCCCCCACCCATGGAGCCTTCGGCGCCAGCGCCACCAGCTCGGTTGACGTCGTGCGCCAGTAGTTGAACATGCGCTGCGCGTCCTTCGCGTCGCGGATCAGCGACTTGAGGTAGCGCTTGCCATCGATGATGACTTCGGAGCCATACACCGGGATGATCGGAATGTACTTGCCGGCCCACTCGTTCGTTTCGAGGATCTCGCAGCCGTTCATCAGGTGCTGTGTGACCTTCATCGTGCGCGTCGGGCGTTCCTTGACGATGGTTACGCCTTGCGCGTCCAGCACATCGACTGCCTTCAGGTACTCGTCCTCGAACATCACCTCGCCGTTGGACAGTAGGAGCAGAGTCGCATCGACCTCGCGCCGGGTCCACCACTCGGCCACCAGGATATCGTCGCCGTCCAGCCATTCGGCTTCCACGCCACTGCCGCCGGCCTCGAAGCTGCTTGTGTCAGCGTCCGGCCACTTCTTTTTGAAGGCCTTCAGCGAGTACGTTTCGGTCACCCATGCGTCGTTCCAGCCCGCCGAGTCGGCCCCCAGGTCGTACGGATCGGGCACCACGGACAGCGAGTTCGCGATGCGCTCGATCTTGATGTCCTGGTCGAAAGCATCATCGGCTGCATAGTCGGTGATGATGCGGAAGTAGCCGACGTTGCCGGCCACCGCGTTCTCGTTGGCCGTGTCATAGGCCACGTCAGCATTGCTGCTCACCTCAATGTTGCGGGCCACACCGTCCAGAACCTTCGCGGTCCACTGGTCGGAGCCGTCGCCCACCGGGTGGAACTTAATCGAGGGCTTGTTCTGGCGCGCGTCGTTCGTGACCTGGCGAATGAACGACGTCATGCGGTTCAGGGTAAGGCACGGGCGGCCGTCCTTCTCGCGCTGCTTGCGGATGGCGTCCGGCCACTGGTAGCCCTGATCGGCCAGCAGGCCGAACTTGATGTCTTCCTCGTAGGCCTCGCGGTTGTGCTGGTCCCGCTCCAGGGCGAGCTTGTACAGCTCCAGCCCTTCCGAGTGGAGATCGTCGTCTTTGTCAGCCATGGGTCAGTTCATCCAACCGCCGGGGGCGGCATGTGCTCGTGGTTTCGCCTCGCGCTTCTGCGTGGCGGGTTTCGTGATGGCCGGGAACAGCTCGGCCAGCGCCCAAATCAGTGCGTCGGCGCGGTTCGGTGACCGGGCGCCGGTGTAGCCGCTGGTGCTGAATGCACACAGCTCGTCTTCCAGTTTCGGGAACAGGCCCACGTGGCGGACCTTGCCCTGCTCGTATAGCGCGGAGAACGGTTCGGCGCGCTGCACCTTGCCGCGGCTGGCCGTGACCATGCGGAAGTTCACGCGCGTCTCAGCTTTCGCCGCGGCGGCCTGCAGCACGAACTTGACCATGCCGCCGCCGAAGTTCGTCTCGCCCACCACTGCATCGGCCGCGTGCCGCTGGTATGCCGTGACTGCGATCGCGCCCCAGGTGGCCGGGCCAGCCTTCACCGTCAGGTCTTCCAGCAGGTAGGCGTTGCCGTCGGTGCCGATGCCAGCCACCGTGATGCCGATCTCGTCGTTGTCCGCGTTCTGCTCGTCATCGCTCGCGCCGCTCGGGTCCACCGACACGACCACGCGCACCATATCGGGCACGTCCTCGCTCTCGGCGCGCCACCGATCGATTACCGCTTCATCGAACAGCGCGTTTGGCGTGGCCTCCGCGAACTCGCCGCGCAGGAACCGCCGTTTCATCCGCTCGGACAGGCCTTCCAGCGTGGCCAGGTACTCCGGCGACAGGTTGGCCGCGTTGTCCGTCGGGTTCATCTGGAACGAGTCGTAGTTCTCGGGGTTCTTCAGCTTCTCGCCCGACTCGGGGTCGGTCTTCTGCTTGAACACCTTGAACGTCCAGTGCGCTTTGCTCGGCGGGTTGCAGTCGAACAGGAAGCGCAGCTTGAGAGGCACCTCAGCGCCGTTGATCAGCTGCATGCACCGCTGCGCGAGACGCGTCAGCAGGATCTGCACGCCGGCCCAGGCCACCTGCGAGGCCTCGTTGATGTAGATCGTGGCGAACTCCAAGCCGAGGATTTTCTCCATCCGCTCCTTGTCGTCCAGGCCCAGGAACCACACCTGCGAATCTCCCGGCAGCTTGGCGTAGCCGTCGGTCATGTTGATGTCCCAGTCGGTGCCGCGCTCCAGCTGCGGGAAGCACGTGCGCATCACCTTCGGGAAGGTGTCCATCATCACGGACGCCTTCAGGTGGTTGAAGCGCGATCGCGTGATCAGGTGGCGCGAGCCCGGCGCCTTCAGTGCGCGGGTGACGATGTTTCGCACGATCAGGAACGTCTTGCCCGAGCGGCCGCCGCCGAACAGCATCAGCCAGGTGGCGAGGCCGCCCAGCACCTCCTGCGCCTGCAGCTGGCGCGGGGTTGGAGCGAAACCGGTCACAGGTTCGCGTCCGTGCTGGCGAACGTGATCTGCACCGGCCCGCCGCCGTCGCCCATGTGCTGCACCTTGTCGCCGAACTCCTTGGGCTTCAGGCGCTGCGCAACCTTGATCCGGGTGTCGATGCGGAGCTTGGCCTTGGCGATGCCCTCATTGGTCGCCGGCGCCGCGTCCGCAATCTCCGTGCACTCCTCGATGCCGCAGTACAGCTGCTCGGTCTTGGCCGCTTCGTACATCTTGGCGAAGTCCTCGTGCTCAGCCTTCCAGCGGAACACGGTGGCCTTGCTCGGCATGCCTTCGCGCTGGCAGATGGTCGCGATGCTGTCCGTGGTGGAGGCCATCGCGGCGCAGAATGCAGCGCCTTTTTCGGGATCGTAGGTGCTCATGGTCAAAAAAATGCCCCGGCGCCGTGTGGCAGCCGGGGCTGAAGGGGAACCGCCGCTCAACGGTTCTCGGAGACTCGGAAGGGCCATCCCAGCTCACGGCGGGCTTGCTCGTGCTGCTGCTGGGTCATGCTGGCCTCGGAAACGACAAAGCCCCGCATGCTTTCGCACCGGGGCTTCGGGGTCTGGAGACGCCGGGGGCTCCCTTTGGGAACCCGGTCGCGTCGTAATGCCAGACGGAATCAAATTGTTGGACGGCATTCTGCTACCGGTTTTGCGCGTCGTCAACAACTTTCTCGATTGCAGTTTGTGCGTCACGGAAAGCCGAGACAAACAGGCTGATGGGCCGCACAGGCAGCTTGAGCATGCGGCAGACCACCTCCGGCCGCGCCTGCTCGATGTACGTCCAGTGGAGCATCAGGCGCTGCTGCAGGGTAATGTGCGCCATGCCGCGCTGGATGGCCACAGCGTCCCGTTCGTCCAGTTCGTCGCGCACCTCGTGGCCGCTCCAGACGTCGCCCAGGGCCGCGCGCCGCATGCGCTCGCACACAGCTCCGGTCATGCTGTCGGCGCCGCGGGCCTGCCGAGCAGTCGCCCAGCGTGCCCACGCTTCCAGCCGCGCGCCGATGTCCTTCCGTTCCGTCACCCGGCCTCCGGTTTGTTCTGCCGCACGCTGAGGCGCCGGCCGTCGAGCACCAGCCATTCGCCGCTGAACGCGACCTTGGAGCGGCCGGGCCAGCGGACCTCTACCGATTCGGGCTGCTGGGTGTTGAACACCACGGCCTCGGCGCCTGCCTGTTCGGCCATGCGCATCACAAGGTGCGCGCACTCGGCGCCGTGGGTGAACTTGAGGGTGCTGGTCATCGGTGCGCCTCCTTCAACGCGGCCAAGTAGAGGGCGCAGCTTTCCTCAATGGAGTCGATGTCTCGAATCGAGAGCCCGGTCTCGGCATTGAGGCGCAGTCGCACCTGGCCGAGAACCATCGGGCCCAGCTCGGCATCGAGCGCTGGCATGTGCTCCGCGATCCAAGCTTGGAGAGCGTGGGCGTTGGGGCCGCCGTAGAAGCTGGTCACCGCTCCAGCTCCTCATCGTCCAGTCCGTTGGCGCGGGCGAAGATCGCCGACAGGGCCAGCACCGCACCAGCGAGCAGCGCGGCAGCCATGAGCAGCGCGCATACGGCGCCGACAGCCTGCGGCCAGTCCACGGCCTGGTAGATCGAGATCATGGTTTCCATGGTGGGTCCTCAGATGAGCGCGCCCTGCGGCTGCGCGGTTTCGATGGGGGTGATGGTCACGACCACGCGGGCCTCGCCATCTGGCTCCATGCGAGCTGCGTGGATCTGGCGCACCCACACATCATCGTCAAACGCGAGGCCCTTCATGGCGTCCAGCGTGACCTTGATCGCGTTGTCCAGGTCGATCGAGCGCACGCTGTCGTCCCACGCCGCGCCGGCCTGCCGCTGACGCCTCTGCCAGTCCAGCGGTCGGTGCGGGTACATGAACAGGGTCACCGCCACCCGACCGCTGATCGGCGCTGTCAGGCCGACGGCACGCAGGCGCTGCTGCACCTCGGCCTTGAACGCCTTGGCTTCGGCGCTGACGTAGGTCATGGCGCGCTTGCCGGCCACGCGGGTGCGCCAGTAGACGTTCGCGCTGACGGCTGGGGGCAGGGTGACGGTGATGGCGCGCATGGTCAGATCCGCAGTTGGTCGCGGGCGTCGTTGAGGATTTGAGCCAGCACTTCGATGCGGCGTGTGGCTGCCATGATGCGGTCCTCGACCTCGCACAATGCCGTTGGTGCCGTTTGCCCCGAGGCCTTCTCGGCCAACGGCTGCTGCGCGCTCACCGGGCCCAGGCGAGAAAGCAGGCGACCCGCCGCGCTCTCCACGCTTTCGAGCCGACCGCGTAGTTCGTCCAGTGCCGACTCGATCCCGGACTTTTTGATCTCGGCGGACTTCAGCTGCTCGCCGTAGCCGGCGTTGTGCTGCTGCTGTTTCAGGATGCGTTGCAGGTCTTCAGGTCCCATCGTTTTCTCCTTGGGGTTAAGCGCTCGCGCGCGACTTGGTCTCAGGCGAGGCGCAGGCTGTACCGCTGCGGCACCTGCCCGGCCTTCTCGAGGTACTGGTTGCTGTCGAGGTCGAACCAGAAGCCGAGCTTCCCTTCGAACTCCCCGTTGCGCTGCTTCACGATGTCCACGACGCAGTTGTGCTCGTCGGTCTTCGGGTTCGCGTTCTTCCACACGATCGCGATGTTGTGCGACAGGTCGGTGATGGAGCTGGCGCCCTTGATGTCGAACTTGCCGGGGCACTTGTGTTCGGACTCGCCCTTGCGAATGTGGTGGACCAAGTGAACGTGCACCTCGTTGGCGTGAGCGAAGACCGTCAGGCCGTTCACGAAGTCCTTCTGCGCGTTGTAGTCGTCCTCGCCGCGCACGCACTTGGTCAGGCTGTCAACGATGAACTGCGTGATGCCGAACTTCTCGCGGGCGTAGCGCATGACCGCGATCACCTTCTTCCATTCGATGTCGCCCATGTGGTCGTAGATCCACAGGCGGTTGTCGGTCCAGCGCGCGAACTCGTTGATGCGTTCAGCCGGTGGCATTGCGCCAGCCCAGGCCTGCCGGTTCCAGCGCTTCATCTGCTGGCGCGCAGGCATCTCGAACGACAGGGACAGCACCCGCTCGGCCTGGTAGCACAGGTCCAGCGCCACCTGCGAGGTGAACATGGACTTGCCGTGACCGTTCACGCCAGCCCACAGGGTCAGCTCACCCGGGCGGAACTGCAGGCGCGTGCGCATCTTCTCCCACAGCGGCGCGGGCATCTTCGGCGTGGCCGCGGTCGGGTAGAACAGCTCAATCACCTCCTTGGTGAACGAGGAGGCAGGCAGCACGCGGTGCTGCTCGGTGTCCTGCATGTAGGCCTCGAAAGGGATATCGTCGGGGATCAGTTCCACGTGGTGCTCCGGTTGTCGCGGGCCAGAAACCCAGCCGCGAAGTGTTCGTTTTGGAAGTCGAGCCAGGCCAGGAAGTCCAGCTCGTATTGCCACTGCGCCGGCGGCAACAGCACGTCGTCGGCAGTCGGGATCAGGTAGACCTTGGCGCCCCAGTTGCCGACGCGATGCCAGACGCACAGGTAGTCCGGCCGGTGCATGGCAACGTCCTTGAGCAGCAGAGGCCAGTCCACGGAGTCGTCCACGACCAGGGCCACGTCGAGCCCGTGCACCCAGCGCCAGTCGTAGTCGGTGCCAGCCTTGGCATGCACCACGTGGTTCGGGGTCGGCACTTCGCCGACGAGCGAGACCAGGATCATGCCGCTGGGCTTCATGCCCTTGAGGCGTGCATCGAGGATGGGTTGGGCACCGGTAGCGATCACAGGATTTGCTCCTTGGGGCTGGCGGGTTTCGCGTTGGATCGCAGCTCGGCGGCTTGCAGCAGCTGGCGTCGCAGGATGCCGATCACGTAGTCGGCAGAGATGGCCTCGTTGGGCTTCGAGGCTTTCGCCTTGTCGCAGGCAGCGGAAACCTCCTCGGGCGTCACCCCAGCCTCGACCAGAGCTCGCATGGCCATGGTGCCGGGGTTGGACGCGATGCCCTTCCTGCGCATGGCGATGCTGAGAGCACCGACGGCCGACAGGTTGCGTTCGTCCGTCCAGTCCAGCTGTTCTGGGGGTAGGGGGGTATGGTGTTTGGTGTCTGGTGTCTGGTGAGCATTGCCTTCGGAATGCGTTCGCATTGCGTCCGGTGATGCGTTCGCATTGCCAACGGATTGCGACGGAGCTTTGCTCCAGCGTGCCTCCGCACTGCGTTTGGCTTTCGCTTGCTTGTCCTGATACCGCGCCACTTCGGCATCGCACCGTGCGTTGTGCCAGCCGTCGCCCTGCAGCTCGAAGAACTCGGCCAGGATGGTTTCGACAGCCTCCCGTTCATCCTTGGTGCGCGCGCCGATCAGCCGCTGGACCGCCTTGATGTCGGCCGGCAGCGGCTTCTCCTGGGCGTAGTACTTGCGGATCATGCGCGAGTACACGCCGTCCTCCAGGCACGACAGGTGCGCTGTGGCCTCGGCGTAGTCCCCGATGTGGTGCTCGTAGTAGTTCATGCCGCGGCTCCCATCACGGCTTCGATGAAGACCCGCGCCGCTTCGGCGTTGATCGCGTTGCCATAGGCGCGCAGGCGTCCCACTCGGGCGGGAGCCCCATGAGCCAGCGGGAATGTGCCGGGTTGTACTGGCCGCCAATAACCATCGCGGCATCCGAGCCAGTCAGCAGAACTCCAGTAGCCGTTAGTCGGGCCGGGCCGCAGATCGCAGCCGCCTGCGCTAAGTCCTGCGGGGTTCCCTTCCGCTGGATTTCGCGGAGTGACCCCTCCAGCGTCCGCACGTTCTTCTCGACGTCCGCTGCGAGCGGTGTCGGCCAGCCGGCCAGTGGCGCTACTCTCGGCAGATCGCGCGGATTCGATCCGTCGCCGGCGCTGGTGCGGTGATCGCGTGCCAGTGGTGTGGGCCACCCAGTAAGCGCGCTCTCTTGGGTGCGGCGCACCGACGCCCGCAGCCGGGAACGGGACCGCCCCGAAGGCGTAATCCAGGGCTTCCAGGTCAGTGTGTACAAGGTCGATCCAAGGGCCTGCGTTGCTGCTCGCAACCTGCTCTCCAAGGACTGCTGCAGGGCGGCACTCGCTGATGAGGTGGTGGAAGGCTGGCCACAGGTGCCGCTCGTCAGCAAACCCAGCGCCTTGGCCTGCCGCGCTGAAAGGTTGGCACGGACAGGAACCGGTCCAAACAGGTCGATCATCGCCCCATCCGGCACGCCGAAGAGCATGCGACCAGACGCCGATGCCGGCGAAGAAGTGGCACTGCTTGAAGCCGCGCAAATCGCTTGGGTGGACATCCTCTATGCTCCGGGTATCGACCACGCCGTCTGCGATGTGGCCGGCCGAGATCAACTCCTGCAGCCATTCGGCGCAATAGGTGTCGATCTCGTTGTAGTAGACGGTCATGCCGCGGCCCGCTCCTGCAGGTGCTTGCTCTGCTTCTCGCACCGATCCCACTCCGCCTGCCAGGTCTCGATAGCTGCGGTGCTGTGCCAGTTGAAGCCGTGGTCGTCGCGGTGGGCGCCGCGGTGGAAGGCTGCGCGCGCTTTGGCGCGGATCATGTCCTTGGAGACGATCGGGGTCATGCTGGGCTCCGCAGTGCAGCCAGCAGGGCCGCGTTCTGTTCCCGCAGCAGGCGGTTCTGGCGCTGCAGCTCGTTCTCGCGCTGGCGCATGCTGTTCAGGTCGTAGCCGCACTGGTGGGCCATCCAGAGCACCGGGGCATGGTTGCCGCAGGTGTCCATCAGCTTGACCAGCTTCGGCCAGATCACGCCCTCCTGACCGGACAGCCAGCGCGAGAACTGCGCCTTGTCCACGCCCAGCACCTGCTGCAGCGACTTGTCCAGCTCGAAGCCAGCCGCCTCAGCGCACAGCTCGATGGCGCCGCCGAGGGTCTTTTTACGGATGACCTCTTCGGGCCGGAGATCGATCGGCAGGCCAATTTGGCTCTGTTCCATGGTGGTCCTCAACAATGTTGTGAGCGGTTGTGTGGCTCAAAAAGGCAAAAAAAAGCAGAATCTGTTTCCACGGTGCAGCTTTTCGGCCGCGCGGAAGCACCCGCATGGCGGGCACCTCCGGCCGTGGATCAGGATGAAATGGCGCTCGGGGCTTGGCCGAACACGTCGGGGTTGAGCTCGTAGACCGTGACCTGGCCGTCCAGCTTCTCCACCAGATCACGGCAACGCGGTGCAGGCACGAGACCTTTGGCAGCCCACTTCTGGACGGCCTGAGGCTTCAGGCCCAGCAGATCACCGAGGGCGGTTTGACTGCCAGCGATGCGGATTGCTTTTGCGATACCGGTTTCCATGTGGTCGAGGGGGTTGGTTAATTACAACCGTAGGTTACATCATGGCAGGCTCAACTACAACTATTTTTTGCAGTGACCTTTACAACCGGAGCTTGTACCATCCGCGCATGGAAAATATGGCAACCAGGCTGACCCGCCTGCTCGACATCAAAAATGGGGGCAATCAGTCCGAATTGGCGCGCTTCTGCGGGGTCACGCCGCAGGCCGTGCAGAAATGGATTGCCGGCCAGACCGAGCCGCGCGGCGCAAACTTAGAGCGCGCCGCCGAGTTCCTCGGGGTCTCGCAGAGTGAGTTGAAATTCGGTACTGCTGTTGCGCCGAGCCAACGGGTTGAGGCCGGGCCGTTCTTCCTGGCTGAGCCGACAGACTACGCCTACGGGATGAGCGTTGCCGAAGGCGAGGGCAACAGCATCCAGATTCGCAAGGTGAAGCTGCGGCTGCGCGCCGGCTACCCGGGCTTCCAGACCGAGCCGGATATGGCCGGCGCCGGCGAGGTGTCCGTGCCGCGCGAACTGATCGCGGCCCTGCGCCTGGACCCGGCGAACCTGCTGGCCATGGCGGTGCGCGGCGACAGCATGGAGCCGATGATGTTCGAGGACGACGTGGTGATCATCGACAAGTCGGATACCAAGCCGATCAGCCGCGAGCTGTACGCGGTCAACTTCGACGGTGAGCCGCTTATCAAGCAGCTGCTGTACCGCGGCGGCCAGTGGTACCTCCACTCGCTGAATGGAGAATACGAGGACACCAACGTGCGCAGCGGGCAGACCAGCATCGTGGGCCGTGTGGTCATCCAGCCAACGCGCGTGCTGACCGGCCGCCTGTAGATACACCTTGAAGCACTTCGCCGGTTGAGCCTGGCTCACCCGACGGCATCTACTCCGCACACACGCGGAGGGATGCATGGACAAGCAGTTAATGACGAAAAGCGGCGCTTTTCTATTCGAAGGGCGGTGCGTGCAGTTGAACGAAGAGGGCGTTGGCGTGCCCCGGCAGGGCCAGCTGGTGCGGATACTCTCGGATGACGAGATCGAGGTCTCGTGCGACGGCGTGGCCGAAGTGTGGTCAGTGGCCGAGGTGTCGGTGGTGCTGGGGTGGTCGAGCAAGCCAGCCGCCGCGCCAGCTGAACCGGCGCCCAAAACTGAGCGCCAGATGCTGCGCGAGTACGGAGCGCGCCAGCGGCTGCGCCAGCGTAGCAGTGATGTGGCCCGGCGGGACTACCTAGACGACCAAGCCACGCGGACGAAGTGATGGGGACCGGCTCCCCTTGAAGCCGATGGGGGACGGATGAAAACGATTTACGCTCTGATCGTGGCCGCGCTGGTGGCCGGGTGTGCCACATCGGCACCCATGGTGCCACCGGGCCAACAGGAACTGCTCTCATACGTTCAAGCCAACAGGGCCAAGGCTGAGGCCGGCCAGCTGCCGTGGTCCGTGTACTACAAGGGCGTCTACCAGCGCCTTTCCGCGGCCAATGCCCCAGGCGATATGCTTGGGAGGGCGAATCAGCTGATCCTTGATGCCGAGCGCTACGAGGCTGGCAACATGACGAAAGCAGAGTTCGAATACCGCCAGCGGCAAGCCAACTCGGAACAGCGCACCTCCGTACAGGCTGCCCAGCAGGCGGCAGCTGAGCAGCAGCGGCGCGACAGCGCAGCTCAAATGGCAGTGGCGGCGCAACTACTGCAAGCCGGGGCGCCACATTCGTATGCTCCTGCTCCGGCCCCGATTCACCCGGTAGCCGCCACGCCATCGGGATCTATCATGGGATTTCTGCAGAGCCAGTCCACCAGCGGCCAACTCCGGTACTGCCGATACAGCAACGGTGTCGTGACTACCCTCAACATCATGGATCTGTGCCCGCTCAATACGCAGTAGAGCGATCCTGACGATCGGCCCCGCCGAGGTGGGGCTTTTTTTTCGCCATCGCTTACAACTTTCTCTTGCAATGCTGAGTTCGTTGCTGTAACCTGAGGTTGTAGTTAGTTGAAACGAACCCAGGAGCAGTAGATGACCCGCCTCGAACACATCACCCTTCCGGCCCTTGCCTTCGAAGCCGTCTTCGCCTCGGCCGGCTACCAGATGACCGCCGCGCGCGTGTCCCTGGAGTGCTTCATGCCCGCCAGCCCGAGCAACAAGCCGCTGCGCGTGGTGCTGGAGCACGACACCGAGTTCAAGGGCGTGCCGACGCTGGTGGTGCCACGCAGCCGCGCCGTGCTGGACTGCGAGCGCCCGAAGATCACGCTGCCGTCTGCCTTCGATGTGACCGAGCTGGTGGACATCGAGCAGGTGACCGAGCTGGTGCGCGAGTGGCGCGCGGACAAGGCCGAGGACGAGCTGCACATGCTGGCGCGGCGCGCGGGCCTCGATATCTCGTTTGCCAAGGTGATGGCATGAGCTGCCCGGTCTGCGCCGATACCGGCTCGATCCTCAAGACCCTATACGCCGACAAGGACTGCGTTCACTGCGAGGTCGCCATTGAGCGCGTCGAGCTGGAGCAGTGGCTGTCCGCCGAACACATCAAGGTCGACCCGGCGGAAGCCTGGCTGATCTACCGGCGCGGCGCCGAGAAGGTGACCGCCTGACCCTCGTAAGGGGTCACCACAGGAGGGGCGATTGTGGCTGACGACCGAACGCATGTGTCTAGTCAACGCGTGCGGCAGTCGCTCCTCCTGTGGTGAATGCGCAGGCTGATGCGCGTGGGCTGACCACCCTGCTACTCACTTTGTGGCGTACAGGTCAATAAGGCAGGAAAGCCAGAGATCAGCACTGGCCCCCACAGGCGCCGTAAGGCGAGCAAGGCAGCGAGGCACGCTTAAAAAGCCCGAGTCGGTGAGATGCCGACGCCAACCGGGAGCGGCCTGACCGCGAATAAGGGCGCGGGAAGGTGTGGAGCCATGCACCGCAGGCCGTTCCCGGTTGGCCGGGCTGATCGAGGGTTAGCTCCTCGAAATCCCCTTCAGCCGCATTACAACGCCGAGGCTTCAATTCAGCGGCCCGGCCAACACCATAACGATACGGAGAACAGATGATCCGCTACATCGCCCGCCAGCCCGGCAAGCGCCACTGGCTCAACGTCACCCCGGCCTATGTCGAGGCCTTCAAGGCTGCAGGCTTCATCGTGCGCGAGGTGCGGCTGTGAGCGCGCGCGACAACGGCGGGGCGGCGTTCCCCGATCCTGGCCGCGCCCAGTCCGCGAAGCAGCGCGAGGTGTTGACCGATACCGGCATGACGCTGCGCGACTACTTCGCGGCGGCGGCGCTGCAAGGTTTTATCGCCTGCCACTCTGGCATGGACGTGTGCACGCCTGATCCGCAACAAGCAGCAGGCCGTGCTTATGAATATGCAGACGCCATGCTCGCGGAGCGTGCCAAGTGATTCGCCGCGCCACCACCACCATCGCCGCCGGCGCCGAATGGCTGTGGGACGACTGCAACCGCTCGTGCCGCGTGCCGCTGACCGTGCTCGCCCTGGTCGTCATCTTCAACTGGAGCACCTGATGCGCCTGATCGCTCTCTATTGCCTCTATCGCCGCGTGCGTCTCGGCCGCATCAGGGCCGCGCGCATGGCGGTCAATGTCTACCTGACCTTTTAACGGAGTCCTCATGAGCAACAGTAACGCCCTCGCCATCGTCACCAAGGACATTCAGGAGGTGCGCGACGATTTCTCGCGCGTCCTGGCTGACCGCTCGATCTCGTTTGAGCGCGAGGCCGGGTTCGCCATCCAGGTCCTGCAGAACAACGACTACGCGCTCAGCGTGGCGATGAAGGACCGCATGTCAGTGATGAACGCGGTGAAGAATATTGCGGCCATCGGCATCAGCCTGAACCCGGCGCGCAAGCAGGCCTATCTGGTGCCGCGCGGCGGGCGCATCTGCTTGGACATCAGCTACATCGGGCTGATCGACATCGCGGTGGCTTCGGGCTCCGTGGTGTGGGCTCAGGCCGAGGTGGTGCGCGAGAACGACGGCTTCACGCTGAACGGTCTGGACCAGGCGCCCACGCACAACTTCAACCCGTTCGGCAAGGACCGCGGCGACCTCGTGGGCGCGTACTGCGTGGCCAAGCTGCACAACGGCGACTTCCTGACCACCACGATGTCGATCGATGACATCTTCTCGATCCGCAACCGGTCCGAGTCGTGGAAGAAGAAAAGCGGACCGTGGGCGACCGATGAGGGCGAGATGGTCAAGAAGACCGTCATCAAGCGCGCCTACAAGCTCTGGCCGAAGACCGAGCGCATGGACGATGCGATGCGCCAGCTCAACGACGAGAACGGCGAAGGGCTGGCCGCTGACGTGCCGCCGGACTGGGTGGACGTGGCGCCGATGATCGCCGAGGCGATGGCGACTCGCACCGACGCCGAGGCCTTGGCCTACTGGCGGCAGAACAACGGCCGCCTGGCCAAGCAGCCTGCCGACCACAAGAAGTTGAAGGAAGCGGTTGCATCGCACCGGGCCGCGCTGCGCGACCAGCAGGCCGCCGACGACGAGCGCACCATCGATATGCCGCCGCCGGCCGCCGCTGAGCCGCCGCCGATCGACACCACGGGCATGACCGCCGAGGAGGCCGACTACCAGCGCAGCATGCAGGGGGGGGTGTGATTCGCCACCCGGCCCTCACGGTTCAGGAGATCGAGCAGCGACTGCAGGTCGATCTTGCCACCGGTGTCTGCGTCTGGCGCGACGCCACGAAGCATCATCGTCCTTTGGTTGGGAAGGTGGCTGGCCACGCTCGACCAAACCACTCCGGCAAATGCTACTGGATCATCAAAATAAATGGGATTCCGTACCGGCGTGCGCAGATCGTTTTGACCATCGCAACCGGGCGGTGGCCCACGGACACCGTCGATCACATCGATGGCGACTCGCTGAACGACTGCGCGGCCAATCTCCGGCACGCGACCATCATGCAAAACGCCTGGAATCACAAGCGGCGCGCCAAGACCGCTTCCACTCCAATGGGCGTTCGGATGCTTCCGTCTGGGCGGTATCAAGTCCGCATTGCGGTGAACAAGAAGCAAATTCATGTCGGGACTTTTTCAACAGTTGAGGCCGCAAGCGCTGCCTACCAACAAGCTCGAAAGGAGAACTACGGTGCGTTTTGTTGAATGCAAACAGGGTGAACCAGGTTGGTTCGCTGCCCGCTGCGGCAAGATCACCGCGTCCTGCTTCGCTGAGGCGATCAGCACCACCAGCCGCGCCAGTGGCACGCGCAAGGCCGGTGACCCGTCCGCCGCCGCTGAACGCTACGCCGCCGACCTCGCGCTGGAGCGCATCAGCGGCCAGCCGCACGGCGAGCCGCCGAAGGCCTGGGTGCTCGACCGCGGCCACGAGATGGAAGCCATCGCGCGCCGCCTGTACGAGGGCCGCACGGGCGCGTTCGTGACCGAGGCGGGCATCTGCCTGACCGACGACGAAATCTTCGGCTACAGCACCGATGGCCTCGTGGACGATGACGGCCTCATCGAGATCAAGGCGCCCATCGACAGCACGAAGATCCACCACATCCTGACCACCGGCGATCTTTCCGAATACCTGCACCAGATGCAGGGCGGCATGTGGATCACCGGCCGCAAGTGGACGGACTTCATCATGTTCGTGCCCGACCTGGAAGCCGTCGGCCGTGACCTGTACGTGCAGCGCGTGCTGCGCGACGACGAGTTCATCGACCGCATGGTCGGCCAGCTCGTGCGCTTCGATGACATGGTGCGCGCGTACGAACTCGACTTCCGCAAGGCCGCCTGATGCGCCAGCAACTGCTCTCCGTCTGGCTGGCCGCGCGCTGCCGCGAAGAGCGGTTCCAGCGCTTCCTCGGCGCTACCGACGAAGCCGAAGCCGCGGAAGTGGTCCGCCGCGTGTGCGGCGTCACCAGCCGGGCCGAGATCGACCGCGACGAGCAGGCGCGCACCAAGTTCCACAAGATCATCCGCATCCCTTATTCGCAGTACCACCACAACCAGGAGTCCTGAAATGCTCGAAATCCGCAACCTGAAAACCCAGCTCGCATCCGTCAACGCGCGCGCCGAGTGCCACGGCGACGAGAAGAAGCCCGCGCTCGACTTGAAGCTGGTGTGCGCCATGCCCAACGACGTGCTGATCGAGCTGCATCCCGAGCTGCGCTCGCTGCTCTACAAGCGCCCCGACGATCCTGACCTGGCCGACCAGGGCACGCCCGATGCTCTGACCTCGTTGCGCTTCCCCAAGATGTCCGGCTTTAAATGGGACTTCGAGGCCGAAGGCTACTCGCTGCGCATCGCCTACGGTATCGGCGGCCCGAGCGACATCATCCTGTCCGACTGCAAGGTGCACAAGGTCAGCATCCAGCCGCAGAACGGCGGCACGGTAAACGTCTCGTGCACGGTGGTCGCGCATCCGGAGAGCGGCGTAGTGGGCAAGCTGTGCGAGATGATCCAGCAGACGGTCGAAATGGATCTGATCGCGCCGGAACCGACCACGCTGGGCGAGCTGTTCAAGGAAGCCGCCTGATCATGGCCACCGAGTACATCAGCAGCAGCAGGACCGCGGTGCACGTGCCGACCGCGTGGGAGCGCAAGGACGCCGCGATCAAGCGCGTTCTCGCGCTGCTGGAGCAAAAGCCGCACTCGTGCTTCGACATCTCGGGCGTGCTCAAGATCCCGGCCGCGACTGTGTACGACTACCTGCACCAACTGGAGGCCGAGGGCGTCGTGTTTGCCATGCAGTCGCTGGACAGGCGCGGTCGCAAGGTCTGGACGTTGGATAAAACGGCCGACCTGGAGGTGAGCGATCGGGTGATGGCCGAGCATGCGAAGCGGTGCAGCCGCGTGCCGGCGCGGCAGATGGGCATGCAGCGGCACTGGATGGACGTGGCGCTGTTCGGACCTGCACCGGCCACCACCAAGGACCACCCATGAACGACAACCAGAACAAAGAAGCAGCACGCGCCGGATTTGAGGCTGCATGGCAGAGCGAGATTGAGGCCAACGGCGGTGTCGCTGTCGGCGCCGATTACCGCCATTGGATGGAGAAAGGCTACCTCGCCGCCCTCAGCTCCCAGCCTTCCGCAGCACCAGCGGGGGGAGTGCCGCGCGAGTGGATCGACATGATGGACCGCGTGACTCGCTATTTTGAGACGCTGCCGCACACGAAGATCGCGACCGACACCATCGCCAACGAGGCGCGCAAGCTGCTGTCGCTGATGATGTCCGCCTCCCCTGCTGCGCCTGATGTGCAGGGAGAGAAGCCAGCAGCACAAGGGGTGGTAAGCGATCGCGCCGAGAACAGGCTGTTCGATGAGTGGCTGGAAAAGCAAACGCGCGGCGTGGACTTGGGCCTGGTGACACAAAACCAGATGTGGGCAGCATGGAAAGCCCGCGCCGCTCTCGCATCCCAAGCGCCGCAGACTGCCGCAGCAGAGGCGGGGTGGGTGAGCGTGGACGAGCGCCTGCCGGAGGAACAGGTGCCGGTCATCATCGCCAGCTACAAGTTCAACGAGCCGAGTGAGGGGCGCTTCGTCACGATTGCTTGCCGCTCTCCCAGTGGCGTCTATTACGACGAGGACACCGGCGATCACTTCTACCAGCCGACGCACTGGATGCCGCTGCCGAGCGCTCCCGCCACCCACCCCACCAAGGACGCATGAGATGAAGACCGAAGAACTGAAACCGTGTCCGTTTTGCGGATCGTCCGACCTGCTCGTGGGCATGGTCAGCGTGAAGTGCGCTGATTGTCACGCAGTGGGCCCGACCGCGACTTTTGATTGGAACCGCCGCGTCCCTGTCGCCGAGGGAGCGCAGGAGGTGAAGTGCGAGAACTGTCTTGGGTTAAAAACGGTGACTGGTGGCAGGCATATGGGCATGATGTGCCCGACCTGCCACGGCACCGGCACCGCTCCCACCGTGGATGCGAAAGCAGACACTACCGCCGCCGCTGATGGCGGGGATAAGCTGAGCAACCTGTTCGAATGGAACGCCGAGCTGAAACGGTTCACTGCTGCTGGCAGTGCGAAGAGGTTGCAGCATGAAGATGAGACTCCTTGTGTCATCACGGAAGAGAATGCCGCCGCATACCTGGAGGAAAAACTCTGGGAATTTATCGCGGTTGCGGGCCAGTTCCCCGATAAGCACCCCGACGATAGGACCTGGGGACACGTGCTTGCCTACAAGCCGCGCCACGTGCCGATCCCCGCTCTCGCCGCCACCCCGAGCGAAGCCGCACCAGCAGACCCGATGGACTGGCCGCTGCCGTGCGATGTGACCGTGGGCGCGGGCACGATCAAGAAGGGCTGCAAGCTGCGCACGCTGGTGGCGCGCATGGAAGTCTTGCATGGCATGACGGAGAGCGAAGCCGCACCAGCAGGGCAGAGCGAAGGCGGGGCGTCCACCGCAGCAGCGCGCGATGTGCTGGCCGAGCGGCAGCGTCAGATGAGCGTGGAAGGCTGGACGCCTGAGCGCGATGACGGCTACCGCAACAACGAGCTGGCGCACGCCGCAGCAGCCTACGCCTATCCGGCGCTTACCGCCGTCAGCGGGCTGAAGGTGTGGCCATGGCACGAAAACTGGCTGAAGATCAGCGACCACCGCCGCAACATGGTCAAGGCTGGCGCACTGATCCTCGCCGAAATCGAGCGCCTGGACCGCACCGCCCTCGCCGAAGGGGGCGAGTGATATGGCCTACGAACTTGAAGTTTGCAAGAACGCAGAAGGTTCCACGCTCGCCTATATGTCGAAGAAGGGAGCGGGGGCGGGCTACCGTATCGCGGGACCGAAAGGATGGGGCGGCACCCGCACGCTGGCGAAACTCGAAATCAGCGAGCGCGACCTGATCGAATTCATCAACTGCTTCGCCCCGGAGATCATCCCGAAGCTCAGCCACCCCACCAAGGACGAATAACACCATGAAGACCGTAACCTTTGACCCGGCGACGCATGCGTTGGTGCCGCTTGAACCGACCGAGGAAATGATTGAGGCGACGCGCGGGCCGCGCACCAGCGAACCCACCTGGGAGCATGCCACCAAGCGCACCAACGCCACTGTGTACCGCAAGATGGTCGCCGCAGCTCCCGCCACCCCGGCAGGCGTTACCGCGACCGAGCAGCAGGAGCCGACGTTCTGGAAGTCGCAGCGCAAGATGATCGAGCGTGCACTGATCGGGCTGCGCGATGGCTGGGGCACCCGCAAGGACGCGGATGATGCGCTTACGGCCCTCACCACCTCCCCAGAAGTGGGGCAGGACGATGCGCGCGATGCGGCGCGGCTGGACTGGCTGGAGCAGAACCACGCGAGTGGCTACCGGTTTCAAGTTTCGGGGAACTGGCGCGTCAGCGACGTATTCGGCCCGCAGGGGCAGGCGCCCACGCTGCGCGCTGCCATCGACGCCGCCATGTCCACCGCCCCCGCATCCGAGCCGGTGACGGCGAAGTGCGAGGTGTGCAATGGCGACCGCTACGTGCCGCGCATGGTTGACGCATGGGAGGAAAAGATGGTGCCTTGCCCTGACTGCACC